ACCGCCAAGGCGGGCGCTATTAACACACTGATTTTAATAAAGAATTGGTACGACCGAGTGGATTCGAACCACCGACCCCCACCATGTCAAGGTGGGGTGAACAATATGCTAAAACATTGTTATTTATTGTTTTATTGCGTTTTAGCACACCTTAGGCTGGCAGTTGGTTTTGACTTAAAGCCCCAGCGCCGCGCGCTGGTCGCGCCCCCACTGGCGACACTCTTCCACGAACTCGCCAAAGGCCGCCACGGCTTCGGCTTCGCCGGGCTCAAAGGTGTATTGGCCTGTGAGCGCTCCGACGGAGATGCGAGCGAAATATAGTTCGTCCTCAAGGCTGTAGTGCTGCCGAATTCGCTCTTCCATTCGCTTGGCGATGAGCTTGCAGTGGGGGCTAGCAGCTTTGATGTTGTTGCGCAGAGTGTCAGTCATTTGCGCCGGCTCGATGCTGTCGGCGATTTGCGGGGGCTGATCTTCAGGAAGGACCTCGCCTGCAGGTATTGCCACGTAGGTGATTCCGCTGAGCGTGCACAGCTCAGTGGAGCCCTCCGGGGCATTCAGGGTTTTGGTTGTTTCACTGTCGATATACTTTTGGTAGCTGACAATAGAGGTCATGGTTGTGCTCCTGTAGGTATTTGATTAGCCAGGCCGCTGAGGCTGTTTTACTTGCGTGACCCAAGATGCTGACGACCGCGGAAAGGTCGCCGCGCCTTGCCGCCGCGCGGAATTTGTACATGCTGTGCTTGCGTATGAATCGGCGGGATCTCCAGGTGCGGTAACCGACGAAGTTGGCGCCTGCGCTGGTGGATCTTATTTGCCATTTTGAAAGCTCTAGGTTGAGCTTTGCCTCTAAAAAGCCTTCTATGCGCACCTGGCTCTCTAGTGCGCGCGGCCTGTCCAGATCGAAAAGCACGAAGTCGTCTACATAGCGACAGTAGAGGCGGCTTTTTATTTCCCGCTTGATAAAGTGGTCCAGCGGGTTTAGGTAGATGAGCGCGTATAGCTGGCTGAGCAAGTTGCCAATTGGTATGCCTTTTTCGCCAGGCATTTTGGCGTACATCATCATTAACTCGATTAGTCGAGCATCCTTAATCTGCCTTTCGATTAGCAGTCGAAGAATGTCGCGATCAATGCTGTAGAAGAATTTCCTTACGTCCATTTGCAACAGCACGGATTCTGGGCGCGACCACCGAAGCGCCGACTGGCAATAATCAGCGGCTTTATGCGTACCCATGCCTTTTCGGCAGGCATAGGACTGGTCGATAAACCCTTTGTTAAAATGCTCGTACACCGCTCGATACACCGCATGCTGCACAACGGTGTCGCGAAACGCCGGCGCATGAATGATGCGGCGCTTTGGCTCGTGAACCACAAATTCGTAATAGGGCTTGGGCTTGTAACTGCCTTCGCTCAACATCGCCGAGAGCGCAGCAATATTGGCCCCAAGCCGCCGCTCGAACTGGTGACAGGCTCGCTTTCCACGCTTGCTTTTCGCTGCGTCTTTGTAGGCAAGCAGCAGCGACTCCCGACTACAGGTCTGCTCATAAATATTCCCTAGGCGTCGCACAGCCTGACTCTCGCAATAATGCTACTAGAAAGGCGGCGACAGCAGATTTCTCTTCCGTTGCCGGAAGATGGAATGCGCCTCCCTTGGCACCAAAGGCCTCGAAGGGGCCTGTTTGGCGGCGCCGAGTCCGCACGGAACCCGTTGTTATGGTTCGAGTTCGTGCGCGAATTGTTCAAATTCAACGCCCACACGCCCGCATTGCCACTGTTGTTCCAGTTGCCGCCGGCGATGGGGAGCATATTAAGACGCATCCCGTTGCTCAGACCGAATGTCGCGAAGCCAGCCGCCTATCATTCGGCCTATTTCATCAACGCGCTCAGAGATGTGCGCGTATCGCTTCAAAGCCCTCTCCTCATCCTTTCCCGCTCCCCGCACGCTGCCAAAATAACCCAGCTCATATGCAAGCCTTATCAGCATTCGCAGCTGCTCATGGCGAATATCAAGATTCGTTGCAGCGGTTTTCTTGTGGTAGCGCTTTTGCGTTTCAATGATCAGCGCGTACACGTCGTAGCAAGCGTTGCGAATCTGCTGAGCAAGGCCGTATTTCTCGTGCTTAGGGAAGTGGTTAAGGTAGATATTCAGCTGCGCCGCGAATTGCACATACCGCCTATCCAGCGCAGCTTCTGAGTGAAGGCCCATCGCTACCGCTCAGGCCTCAAAGATACAAGGCCGCACGGAACCCGTGGTAAGGGTACGAGGACGCGCGCGAAGTGTTCAAAGACAACGCCCACACGCCCGCAGTGCCACTGTAGTTCCAGGTGCCGCCGGCGATGGGGAGCAGCTGATTGGTTGAATAGTCATTGATCCGGTCATTCCCGAAGGCGTTGCTGCCATCGGCCACGAGCGGAATACCCGCCCCTGTCATTGCCCAGAGGGTGCCGCTGGCTGCGCTTGAAAACACCTGTCCAGCGCCGCCCACGTCGATGGCGCGATCCGTAAAATCCAGCGCCGTACTGGTGAATGCATTCATCACGCCGAGATCGTCATATAGCGCAGCGTAGCCAGCTGCTCCCCATAGGTCTGTTGCTAACGTGTTGCCGCTGGTAACGTCTTTCATCGCTGCACTGGTAGAGAGTACGTAAAAACGGCCGATGCTTTCGTCGGAATCGTCCATCGTCAGGCCAGGGCACACCTCCCACATATTGCCATTCAGGTCTACTACGCCGCTGTTTTGGCCGTTGTGTGCGGTCTTTGCCAGTATATTGGCGCTGCCCGTTAATGCTGCATTGTCGTAGCCGCTGCTGTCGAAGCTAAGCGAATTGTCGTTAACGTCGCCCAGCGCATTGTTATTGCAGCCCTTGGGGAAGTTGGTAATGCCTGCGGCGTCGTACCATGCGCAGTAGGTTGTAGCGGTGCTGGCGAGACCGTGGGCGTAGCTCAATAGCGCGAGCGCTTTGAAAATAAAGATCGAATTGCAGAAAAAGTCAGTGCCACGCGTTTTAGCGGCATCGATGAAGCCGCTGTTGTTGTTTGCCGGAGTGCCTGTGAGGTCGCCTATTGGATTATTGAGGGCGTTTGATGACAATGGTGCGCCGCCCTGAATGCTTGACGCAGTGCCACCGTTATTACTACACAGGTATTTATCAACAAATACGCCCGTTTTGACCTGTCCACCATCGTAGAACGCTCGGTGTAGTGCGTAGCCGTCGGCATTGGCCTTGCTCACTGACGTGTATGAATCGAACGATTTTACATCACACTCGTTCACCGCCAAGCCGTTGGAGCCAGTGCCGTACTTGTAATAAAACGCGGGCACCCAGCACATGATGGAGCCGTCGCTGTACTGGTAGTTGCCATAGTTGTCGCTCAGCACGTCGGTGTAGCCAGGCAGGGCCGTAAAACCTGACGGCAACTCTGGCGCAATGCCTACACCAAAGCCCGGCTGACCGGGAGCGCCGATGTTGTTAATACCACCAGCACCAGAAGTGCCGACACTGATGCCGTTGGGAAAATAGACGGGCGCGCCGTCTTTGCCTTTAATCTCTTTTACAATTAGTTCGCTCATACGATGCTCCAGGTTGCGTTGTCTGCGACGGTGACGGCGATGTTATTGCCAATAGCAATAGGCCCAGCACTCAAGCCGTTATGGCCGCCAGGGATGGTGGTGTTTTCGGTAATGGTTCGCGGGTTGATGCGTATGGCCGCATTTGGGGTTGTGCTGGCAGCAAGTGACGCCGCCTCTTCAGCGCGGTCGGCTTCGCTCTCTGCGCGGTCGGCCTGAGCAGAGGCAAGCCCTGTTTGTGTGGCGGCATCTTGCGCGTAGGCGTAAGCGTCCTGCTTGGATTGGTCGGCATTCGATTCCGACGCCGCTGCCGCTGCCTCTGAGCTTGCCGCCTCATCAGCCTTGGTCAGCACAAAACCTGCTACGGCAACCGATTGCGCTAGCGATGGCACAAAACGGGTGCGATGGCCGCCCTGGGCAAGGCCGGTGGCTGGGTCGGCATCGTCGGTAACAGTGGTTCCGTCGCCGCCCAGGGCGGGGTCAAAATACACAGAACTCATTAGAGAATTTCCTCAAGTGATAGTGCGTGGGTGTGCCGCGCGGCGTCGGGGTGCGCAATGGGGTCTGCCTGGGCCGCTGTGGCCAGCATGGTGCGCTGCATCCAGCGCGCATTGAGCGCAAGCTCTTGCGCAAACAACACCTCTTCGGTAATGCCGATGTCGCGCCGCATGCGGAACAACCGCGAAAAGGCCTCGTCCTCGCTTAGCCAGTCGAGCGCAAAGGAGCAGGCGCGCAGGCGTGGTGCGAGCGCAAAGTATTTGGTTTTGTCGAGGGCCTGATCGATCTCGCTTTCGTCGCGCACCGTCCAGCGCACGCCGTAGCTCATGTTGACGGCAGGCTGGTACACGTCTGAAAGGAACAGTCGCCCAAAGTGCAGGCTGCCTGCCGGGTTGGTGTCGTCCTGAATATCGATGACGACCTTTTTTACCTGCCAGGCTTTGTCGGCAAACCAAATGGCCTGCGTGGTGAAGCGCGCAAGATCCTCTTCATCTGGCTTGCCGAGCCAGAAGTTGTCGTCTTCCCACGCCAGCTCGTAGCTTTGAAACACCGAGGGCCACACGTCTTGCCAGCCGCTGTCTTCCAGCAGTGCGTCGGCGGCGTCGAACACGCACACCCGCCAGCGCGCATCGGCCGAGAGGTTATGGCTGAATAGACCAACACAGCCCACAGGGCGGGATTTATCCAGCGCTGCCGTAATGCTAAGCGTTGTGTCGGTGGTGATAGCCCTGTCTTTTAGTACCCGCTTTTGCAGGCGATTTAATGGCCTGGCAAAGTTGGCCGAGCTACTGGTTAACACGCACTTGTCGGCAAGGTTGGGCCAGCACAGAGTGACTTTGTTTTGCTCAAACGGCATGCATTAGCCCCACAGAATTAAGGTTAGGCGGTCGCGCTTGGCATCGGGCCGGCGCCCCAGCAGCACAAAATTGCGCGGGTAGCCAAGGCGGCTGGTATTCAGCTTTACCGTGGCGCCGAGTGCCAGCGCCGCCAGCTCGGCATCGCTAAGCACCACACGGCACTCTACGGTGTCGCGGCGTACCGATAGCAGTGAGAGCAGGCTGGACACCAAACTGGCGGCGTCGCTAACACTGCGTAGCGGGCTAACAAGGGTGATTGCCTTACTAAGCAGGTGCCGCGCAAGGGTTGGCGCGCTTTCGGCCACGGCGTCGCGGTATTCGCTGGCGTAGCGCGCTTGGTTTGGCGCTGCTGCTGCCAGGTCTTCCTGTACGGTTTCAATTTTGTCTGCCTGCACGGTAATACCGCATACCGGCAGGCCGTTGCCACCACTGCCCGTGGCCGAGCGCGAAAGGCCGGTAATTTGCCAGTCTTCAATGGTGGCGTCTGCCGATACCGATGGCGCCGAGAGAATGCGCGCACGGAGGTCGCCCGCTGCATCCTGCCACCACAGCGCACCAACACCCTGAGCGAGCCGCGCAAGCAGTTCTTGCCCGGCGGTATCTTCGGTGACGGCAAGCCCTACCGCGCCCACAGCATTCAGCGCCGCCACGTCGCCAGCGGGCACGCTTAGGCCATAAAGCGCCGCCAGCTCGGCAAATACGTCGCCTGCTAGTGTGCCGGTGCGCGCGGCGTCGCAGGTTATTGCCTGCCCAGCAGCACCCAGCGCAAAGTAGCCCTGGTAGCGCCGCCACTGACCCGCCGCAGGTGGCGTTGTGAGTAGGTCGGCTAGGTCGGTGGCAGTGCCGCCAAAAGTGAGCGCAACGCCACGGTCGCGCACCTCGGTAATAGTGATATCTGCGCCGTCATGCACTTGGTAAATAAGTTTGGCAGTGTTCACCAACACCGGACTGGCATTGCTTACCTCGCCAAATACCAGCGGCTTGCGCGTGCCGCCTATGTCGTCGGCGGTACCCTCAACGCCGTCGGGCAGGATGTTATCGCCCGCATAGCGGTTGCCTGGCACTGGTTGCTCCAGCATGGCCAGCGGGTTGCGCAGCGACAGCGTTACGCGCCGCTCTGAAAAACTCATGCGCTCCACGGTGGCCGCCAGCACTTGCGTGGCTACGCCGCCGTCGATGTAGCGCAAGGTCATGCTGCGGCCGTCCACCGCGTAGTCAGCCAGCGCATCCAGCTCGCCATCGGTATTTAGCAACTCAACGCTGCCCACGCTGGCCTCGCCACCAATGCCGGGCAACAGCTCGCCGGTGAACGCTACCAAGTTAAAAATGGCAGGCTGCACCAGCCGCACTGCGTAGTAGTGGTAATTGCTGCCGTCTTGCTCGGTATAGTCGCCGCTGGCGTAGCGCAGGGTTACCGGCTGGTTGGCGGCGTCCCATGCTGCTATGTCAATTGCCCACACGGCCATCAGCTCACTACTCGCGCCGTTTCCAGCTCGGCCTCTATGTCGGCTACGCGCCGGTTCAGACGCTTGAGTTCAGCAACGGTTTGGCGTGCCGCTTCGGCGTTAAGGCGGGTTTGGTGTTCAGTCTCTTGTCGGTGGCTGCGAATTTCGGCAACGATCGCGCGGTCGTCAAACGCCGGGCTTTGTGCGCGAACGCCCAGAGAGCCATCAGGGCCTTTGTGCAGCGGCATGATGGCCTCGGGGCCTGCTTCGCCCATTTCGCCGATGTTAAAGCGCGTGGGTGAGTCGACAATGCTGTTGGTGAACACTCCACCTTTGGCGAACTTGCGAAGACGGTCATCGCTGAGCGATTTCCCATAGTCCGACATAACACGGACACGGTCGCGATCACCGAGTGTTTTCTGGAACGTCTCGTAGTGCGCCTTAGCGTAAATGTTCTGTAGGCCAGCTTTTCCTATGATGTCGTCGAGGCGATATTTAAGCTCCGTGATCGCGCCAACTGTTTGCACTGTGCTATCCGAAATACCTTTCAAAAGGTCTCGCATCGTTGCATCAGTACGCAGCAGCACATCGCCATCGAGGCTGACATTCGACTCACCATTCAGCGCGTTCAAAATGGCCTGCTGATCGGCATTCAGCTGCCCACCCGAGGCCTGTATGGTTTTGGTAATGGTGCTGCTATAGGCCTGCGCGATGGATGCCGCCTGATAGTCGTAGCCGCTGGCTTTCAGCGCTTTAACGTATTTGACGATTTCGCCGCCAACGCCTATAGCAAGGTTAATGGCTTGTTGGTCCGAGCCGCTATCCAACAGCGCCGTCACCGTGGTGCTGAGGTAGTTGTCACCCAGGTTTGCCAGCGCAATGGCGTCTACGTCGGCATCTGACGCGAGCATGGCATTGACGGTGGTCATAATGCTGTTGGACTCGGCGAGCGCCAGCTCCATGATCTCTGGCGACAGCTGTTGGCCAGTGACGAAGTCGACTGTTTTCGCCAAGGTGCCCGCCGTTGAGAGCGCCAACAGCTTGTTGTCGTGGCTGAGGTCTGCACCCAGCACAAAGTCGATGGTCTGGATAAAGTCGCCGGATGACTCCAGCGCCAGGCGCTTTAGGTCGTCCGACAGCTGCGAGCCCACCACAAAGTTGGCTGTCTTGGTCAGCGTTGAGGCGGTGTCCAGGGCGAGATTACGCAAGTCTACCGGCAGTACCTGCCCGGCAATAAAGTCGACCGTTTTGGTAAATACCCCACCGGCAGAGAGCGCAAGCGCCTTGAGATCGTCGGGGAGTTGGTCAGTGTCGGTCACGAACGTGATCAGCTTTTCGATCTCTGACTTTGCCGTGGCCGTTAGCTCAACGGTTAGTGCATTGCCCAAGGCATCGAGCGCATCGATCTGTTCTTGCTGCAGGCGCAGCATGGCCTCTTCGTAGCTTTCGATATTAATGCTGTCCGCCACGTTAGCCAGGGTGTTTTTTACCTCGCTATACAAGGCCTGAAACTGCGCGCCGCTGGCAAAGGCGGCCTCACCCAAGCTTAGTGCCGACGACGCGGCACCCGTGAGCTGCTGCGCTGCCTCGGCATCACCCGCCAACGCCGATTGCGCCAGCGCTCGGAACTGCTGCATGGCGGTATTAGATTGTTCCAAAGGATTGCCCTGGTACTCACTAATCGCCAGGCCAGACAGGTATTCGCGAATGCCTTGCGCTATACCTTGCATTTGCTCCATGGCCCGCGTCGCCTCTGCAGCCGCCGACTGCTGATCCTTTAGCGCTTGAATTTGGTCATAGAGTGCGCGGTTGCTCTCGTCGATGGCCTCGCGTTCCCGACGGCGCAGCTCTGCTGTATTGCCCTGCAATTGCAGCAATTGCGTCTCCAGCTGGGTGCGCTCATTAAGGATGGCCGCCGCATCCTTAGACACTGGCAGCAGCGCTGTAATCGCATCCGCGAAGGGCTCAAGCCCCGCCTTTTGTGTGTCGGTTAAGTCGACAAACAAGGCTTGCAGCGCAACACTGCCACCGGCAGCAGCGGTTTCGACGATATCCAAATTAAGCCCTACACCTGCCAGCGCCTCACGTAGTGGCTTTGAGCCATCAGCAAGACCCAGCGCGGTATCAAAGCGATAGGCCGCACCGGCATAGTCTTCCAGCTGGTCGAAAAACTCGCCCAGCAATTCGCTTGCCGCGGTAACGGCGGTAAAGGCTTGCTGGCCTGATTCGGTAGTGAGGTCGAGGCTGCGGACGAAGTTGGTAACCTCTTCTCGGGTCGCCGGCAGCGTCATGTCGAGGCCATCAAACAGCGCTGTAGCCTGACGCTGAATACGCTCGAATTGCTCTGAGTCAGATAGTGCGAAGTCGAGAAAATTAGTGACGTTTTCAGTTAGATCACCTAGACCACCCGCCGCCAAACCAAGGGCGTCAGCCACAGACATTAGCTCTAAAGGCGTTTGCGCTGCCACCAGCCCCAATGAATCAACCGCGTCACGCAGGACAAAGGTTTCTCCCGCAACTCGAGTAAGCGTTTCAAGCAAACCCTCGCCGCCTTGCTGAAAGTCCTCTAACGCAGGTGCGACTTCTCCAACAATGGTGTCGCCCAGGGCACTGAAGTAAGCCGACACATAGTTGTCGACCTGCTCATTATCCCAACGCGGATCAATATCAAACGGCTTGATCTCGATGCCAGCAATGCTGCCGCTGATGGACAGGCCCAGCATATCTACAGCTTCGCTGGTGCTTTCCAGTAGCGCCGACACGGTGTTGGTGTACAGCCTTGCAAGCGCCATATCACCCTTATGCAATGAGCGCTCTGCCGCTGTAAGCACCCCGCCCTTATCCGCTAACTGCCGGGCATTTTGCGCCGCCATGCGATCTACTAATGCACCCGCCTCAACCTCACCTAGCGTTGGCGTAGTGAAATTACCAACCTTGTAAGGGTTATCCGGGTCGCTGAACATACCTTCAGTAATCGACCCAAAATTAGTACCGCGAAAGAAGCCATCAAACCCCGCAACAGCACCGCTGTACCCCACGAAAGAGGCCTCAATATTGCGCAGCGATTGCGCCATTTGCATGGTGTAGCCGAGCTGAGAATCAGCCAAACCAGCCAGAATATCCATGCTTTCTGAGAGGGATTCCGATGCCTCACGGCTACCCAAGACGGTGCCCGAGGCACTGCTCATCGCTGCATCGTATGTTTGGGCCGCTGTTGGCGCGGAAACACCACTGCCCCCACCAATACTTACACCAAAGGAGGCCAAGGCCGCTGCCACAGAAGCCATAGCCGCAATTGCAAGTGGCGCAGGCAACCCCTTACCTGCCCCAGCGACTGTTGCTAAACCCTCTGCCTGCGCCTGTGTGTATGCTGCGCCGGACATGAGAGCGTACGTCCCAATCGTCTCGGTTTTTTGAACAGCCAGGGACGTCATCTTGGCGGCTAGTGATTTAGTAGCCATAGCAATTTCAAACAAGCGGAAGGTTTGCTCGGCTTTCTGCAGAGCCTCGTAGCCTTTGCTGCCCTCGCTGAAAAAGCCTTTCGCTGCGCCAGCAATATCGCCGTAGGCGGATATCTGGTTTTGCGCTTGCCGCGCATTGATTTTGGCGACTTGCTCGGCAGTAATGCCCTCGGCCGCTTTCAGTTCGTTGAACGCCGACTGGCGATCCACCATTTCATTCAGAGCATCGACCACGCCGTACATGGATTTACCGAGCTGGTCGAATGCCTCAAAGGCCTTGCTGTCGAAACCGTCTGACAAAAATGCATCGACCTGACTCGCAAGCTCTTGAGCACTTTTTTCAGCTGCTTCAGACAGCTTTTTCGCTGCTGTTTCAGCCTCTTTATAACCGTCAATGATCCCCTTTTGCTCTCGCTGCTGTCGCATCAGCGCCTGAGTAACGGCATTGGCTGACGCATATGCAGCGATAAATTTTGCTTCTTCCAGGGTATAGCCCAGTTTTAAGAGTGCGTTCTCCTCTTTGAGCAAGGCGATTCGCGCGCTGATCTCTTTGTTTTTCTCTGCTTCTTCCTCCAGCTCCCGTTTCCGGCGGGCCTCATTTTCGGCGTCTATGTCTGCTAGCCGGGCATTAAAGGCACCTAGCTGCCCTGTCAGCATCGCCAACGAGGACTCAACTTCAGTCAAAGCCTCAGATTCGCCGTGAAGCTGGTCACGACTGAAGCCTAAAATGCCACCACGGTTTTTGAGCGCACCAGTGCCGCGAAGATTAGCCGACCTGATGTCCTTGGCGCGTCGCTCTAGATCTGCCTTTGCCGCTTCAAGCGCGCGAATATTCGCCTCTGTGGTGACCCTGTCGAGATCGCGTATTTCATCAGAGAGGTCAGAAACCGCATTGGCAACGGTGCGCGCCGTCGTGTCAACCAAACCGAGCTCTTCCCTGAAGGCATAAAGCCCAGCGGCAGCAACAACCGCAACCCCCACAGGCCCGCCCAGCATCGCCATTGCGCCAGACGCAATAGACCCCGCAGCAGCCAACGCCCGCGCACTTAGTGTTGCAGCAGTCGCAGCAGAGGTGTAGCTAGCCGTGGCGGCAGTAGCGCGCGCAGTCGCAGCCGCCTGAGCATTCAGGGTCGCCACGTGCGCCGCTTCTGCTTTGGTCAGCGCCGCAGTCGCTAGAGCCAGCTCTCCCCGGATGGCGATCATTCGCTGCTGAGACGCCGCCCGGCCAGCCTGGCTTATCTGCGCTTTATGGCGCACCATTTCAAGCTGCATTTCGCTCTTAATGGAGCCGAGCACCGCCCTCTGTGATTCGACTTCAGCAGCCGCTGCCGCCACCGTTGCTCGAGCTTTTGCAGCTTCGGCAAGTGCGCTTTTTTTCAATGCCGCAGCATTAATAGCCTCTGCTCGCGCGCCCTCATAGACAACAAAATTGCTTTTTAGCCTGGCAGCCGTGTTCGCCACCTGGGCTGCCGTCATAGCCCCGTAGCCCTGTATTGCTGGGCCATAAAGCCGGGCCGCCATTACAGCGCCAACCACCACGGCCGCGTTTGCCAGCGAGTCAAGTCCACCAACAATCGTGTCAACGGCGGCATCAGCCAGCTCGGCGGCTGTACCATACCCTTCAGCAAGACCAAGAGCTTCTTCAGCTGCCTTTGTTATGGCCGGACTGACCCTAACGGTTAGCTGCTTCCAGAACCCCTCAGACGCCCTACTCAGCAATGTCATTGCATCGTTGGCTTGCTCAATTTTGCTGGCGTCGACACGCGTTAAGGCAAGGCCCCACTGCTCGGTGAATTGCTGAGCTTCCAGGGCGGCTGCGCTGCCACCACGCAGAGTGTTAACCAGGGCTACACCTTCGCTGTCAAACAGCTTGAACGACAGGCGCACGCGCTCGCCTTGGTTGCTAACCCCTTCCATCGCATCGGCAATCGCGGCGAACTGCTGGTCCGGGGATAGCTGCGCCAATTCTTTAGCGTCAAGTCCTAGCTGCTTAATAGCCTCTTGCGCTTCACCGGTGCCGCGCGCCGCCTCAGCCACGCGGCGAGTCATGCGCTGCAGCCCCATGTCTAGCGCCTTCTGGCTCGCACCAGTCAACTCAGCTTGCAAGCGAAGTGCTGTGAGCTTTTCAGTGGCGATGCCGAGCTTGTCCGAGACTTTGGCAGTGGAGTCGATGATGTCGAGCTGGCGCTTGATCATAACTGCCGCGCCTGCTGCTGCCGCGCCTGCCAGAGCGGCGCCGTACTTTATGCCGGTACCGGCAATATTACTGAGCTGCGCACTAACGCTTTTGCCGCGATTCTCGAGCTTGCCAAGCTGGCGCTCGGTGGCCTTGGTCACCTTTATCGCGCCATCGGCATTGCCGGTGATCACGATGGCGGTTTTGAATTGCTTAGGACTAGCCATTGGCTTTGTCACTCCAGGCGGCAAGGGCGCCCCGCTCCAGGTGCTGTATGCGCCAGAGCAGGTCTTTTTGTTTTTTGGGCTTCACGCAGAACATTCGCATAACGGATTCGACAGCGGGGTAGTCCAGCCCGGTAGGGCCGGCCATTCCCACTCGCCATTGGGTGCTGCACGCGCAGAAGAGCTCCCACGCCTTGTGGTTTTCAGGCAGCAGGTAGAAGTCTTCTTCCTCTGCCTCGGTGGCGCCTGGCAGGTTTAGCCATTCGCGGTCTTCTTCGGTGCCGTCTTTACCGGGCGGCTGCACCCATTGCCGCCCAGCAGCTTCTAGTTTTTTGCTTCGAGCATCCGACGAAAGCCTTCGTCTTGCACTTTCACGCACTCGCTGGCGAGCGGGGCCATTACGTAGTCCACGCCCTGCTCATCCATCAGCTCGAAGAAGTCGGCCAGCACGTCGCCGTCCAGCTTCAACGGCTCGCCGTCGTCGTCTGTGGCGAACCAATCCAGCTTATGCAGGCGAGTGACCATTTCGCGCGCTATGTCTACATCGCTGCGACCGGCGACGTTGTCGAGGAAGTCTTTCTTCTCATCGCCGTACAGCTTTTTAATTTCCGCCTCGAAGGTTTGGCGGTCATACCCGGCGCGCTTACTGGATGGCACCTTGCAGGTGATAGTGGCTTTTACGGTGTTTTTGGTGGCGAGTTTAATGCCCATGGTGATACCTCGGTCCGTTTGTCCGTTGATGTTGGGTGTTCAGTTGTTGGTGGTGTCCGTGGAAAGGATCGGGCCTGAGCAGGGTGACGGACGGGCACCCTGCCCAGCAGATAACGCGGTTATTTGACCGTAATGGTCACCTCGTCATCACCCGAATCGGAGGGCACCCACAGGGTGTTCATGCCCATTACACTGAGGCCGTCGCTGTCATTCAGCGTTGGCTGGCTTAGTTGCACGCGCGCGCCATCAATGGCCACAATGTTGCCCGCTGTGGTGCCGTGCTCAATGGCGACCGGCACCAGGGTTTCAGCTTTGGCCAGTGCCCAGAAGTTTTTAGCGGCAATGCGCTCTTGCTCAAACCTGAGCGTACCGGCTGGCGCGCGATCGGTAATGATCACCGATTCGCTATTCACGACGTTGCGGTAGACCACGCTGTTGGCGATATCCAGGGTGAACTCTTCCGCGCGCACATCGAAGCCGTCCACGGTGTACACCGGCGTGTTGGCCTCGGTAACCGGCAGCGGCTTAACAAAAGCGCTGGTGTCGGGCGTGATGACTACGGGTTCGGTGGGGTCGTTGTGCAAACCGGTGAAGGTGAAGCTCATCATCGGGATGCCGTCGCGACTTAGGTTAACGCTCACCGTGCCGCGCGCACCCGTCATTTTGTGCAGCTCGCCATCGTGGAAGTAATACAGCGTGACGGACTCAAAGCCGCTGGATACCGGCGAATACACCACGGATGTACCCGGCGTTACTACCTCAGAGAACGCGCACGCGCGCAACAAGGTGCCGTAGCCAGGCACGTCACCGGCGCCACCCGCACCCGCCAGCTCTACGTCGAAGCTGATGGTCGTGTTCAGGCCAGTGGCAATTTCCACGTCGTTGCCCAGGGCAGCGCGGTCTAGGTCGCGACTCACGCGGTTGCCCTGCTGCGGACTGATCTGGCAGTTTTTGGTTAGGATGGCATCAGATCCCGCCGGGGTGGGGTCGGTGCCGTAGGTGCTTTCAATTTTGGCAAGCACGTATTTTTTGCGGTAGAGCATGATTAGCCTTCCTCGCTTTCGCTGGTGTCGTCATCGGTTTCAGGGTCTGCTGGGCCTTCGAATACCGGCTCAACATCAAATGGAATGGCGGCGTCATCCTCTGCCGCCTTGCGCCCGCGAGGGGCCTCTTCGGTGCGATGCAACAAATGCTCATCGCCATTTTCGTCACGCAAATAGCTGCCGCCAGAACGGGCCATTACAGCCTCCTGTAGGGGGTAAGTGAGTGGGTGTGGGGTGCGTTATGTTTTGCGGTATTCCACGCGGGTAGTGAAAACGTCGCGCCACCAGATGTACTGCCCGTGCAAGCCTTCGGTGTTGCCACCGGCGTATTCAAAGGCGTCGTGGTACTGGCTGATTTGCATGCCTAGCAGGCCTTGCACAACCTGTGTTCGCAGCGCATCCAGCTCTGTGTGTTTGCATACGGTGAGGCAGATTAGCTGCTCGGTTACACGCTGAATCACCGCGTTATCTGCGCTATTGGCACCGGGGGTTATTTGCCCCGGCAGCAAGAGCAGCAGCGGCGTCTCGTCGGCGAGATCCTCCACCGGCGCCATCGACCAAGCGTGCTTTACCTCAACAAACGAATGCGTAAGGCTGCCAAAGTGGTCAATAACGGGCTGCACCACCATTTGCTCAAAACCGGAACTCATGATGTTACCTGTATGCTGCGCATGGAGCCGTCATCTTTTAGCGTTTCTTCCAGCACGTATTCTTTGCCGGTTTCCATGTCGATGACTTTCTCGCCGCGCTTGAATTTGTCGATAAACCCAACCGGCACAACAACCACTTTGCCAATATAGGGCGCGCCATCTTGGTCGCTGAAAAACTCCGCCTGCAGGTCCAGCAGGCCGAATCCGTCAACCGTGCCGCCGCCGGTTTTCACCCATTGCAAAGGGCGGCCAAGGCGAGCAACGAGGCGCTGGTCGCGCTTGGCAATGGTGTTTCTAAAGTTGGCCATTGGGTCGTGGACCTTACGCTGCCACAGTTCCTGCCACGCCGGTAAGGCGCACGGCAATAGTGGTGGCGCCATCGCCCGCGGCTTCAGCCGCAACGGCAGCGGCCCCGCTCACGTCGCCTGTGGCTGGCGTGGCCTGATTGTCGTCAAACGCGCCGGCAGAGGCGTCCCACACCAGAGATTCGCCCTGTGCGATAACCGCGCCGCTGACTTTAGGCAGGCTGAATACACCCGTAATCTGCACCACACCAGCCTCGCCAGAGGGGATGGCATCCAATGCGACACCTAATGTGCCGCCCATAACCACGACCGAGCCGCTAGCGATATCTGCGCCTGCGTTGGTGTAGTCCAGGCAGTTGCCTGTTTGTACATAATTCTTCGCCATGATCGTTCTCCGATTTTTAA